CAGGCGTTCATGGAACCGACCCGGCCAAAGGTACTCCGAGCCGACCATGAGCTCATCTTCCATCCACTTTTCTATCGAGGCGCGTGTGCCTTCGGATAACCTAATCGGGCTGTTAGATGATAGTGCTTCTTCATACCCTTGCTGTAGCTGCTCTTTGGTGAAAGTACCTCTCTTCTTTGTATCTAGCCCCTCGTTCTTGATGATTAGGCGAGAGAACGGATTGCGCTTTTCGATTTCAAGTTCCGAGAAGCCGTAGTTGAGCAGGGCGCAAATGCTGTTAGTTCTTCTACGGATGGTCCCGCTATTGTTTCCACGAGATTGCAGAAGGTTGACGAATGCCTTGCTGTCATCCCTTGTGTAGGTGGATATGTCCCTATCTCCGGCAACCTCGCATAACGCCTGCACGGCAAGATCGATGGGTTTTGGCGCTATCAGTTTTAGCTCTACGTACTCAGAGGCCACCTCTGACAGTCGTTTCACCTTAGGTTCGAATGCCTCGGTGATGGATGCCAAGTCGAGCCTGTGACCTGATCGAAAGCTTCTGTCCAAGAGTACCGTCAAACGCTGGGCCAATGCTGCTACTTGGGATTCATCCGTTCCAAGCTTTAATCGAATTGATGGTCCGTAAAGTTCAACGGCCTTCTTGGGCGTTCTACGATTGTAGTAGAAGGTCTGATTTCTCTGAATTGTGTACGGAATGTGTGACAAACCCTAAGCTCCTGCGTCTGATTTTCGCAGAAGAAACAAGCGCTTAAGTTTGATCTAGTGGTGCCCGGGGGCGGAATCGAACCACCGACACGAGGATTTTCAATTTTCCCTGACTGCTAAGCAATCCTTTGCAAACAAGCGCAAACCGATACAGAAACCGTTTCTAATGTATGACTTGTGACTTTCATCCTATTTCGCGCTGCCTCGATGAAAGGCATTCAGGCCCAAGTATTTTGTCACCCATATGGCACCCAAGTGGGCGAACGAGTTCCCCCACATTGGGATGATTGTCTGTATGGACCTAGGCTAATCTAGCCAAGTAATTCACTAAGCTTGCGACCAGCTAAGGCATCTCGGCAATGGTTTCGCAGTATTGCAGAAGCAATCAAAGCGATCCCTCGCGCTCAACAAGGGCTTTGAGTTTCCTAAGAGCCACAATCGAACCGTGCCCTAGCTCACATCCATCTGCAGCAATACTCTTCAGCGTAGTTTCGTGATGAATCCCTAAATACTTTTGATCAAAGACTATTTTCTCCCATGCACGATCTTCTGGTTGTGGGGGGAAGGCCCGATTTTCGAGCACCGCAGTTCGCAGTCGGTTATGGCCCTCCGTCAATGTCAATGCGGCTAAACCAAAACGACCAGGATCTTTCGCAGTAACCAGCTCTTTGAATGCCTGAGGAACGCTAAGGTTTGTATCAGGGACCGGAACTGAAGTAAGCAACGCCCAAGGTTCGAGATCGCGGTTTTGATAATAACACAGACCAAAACCCCATTCAGCAAATGCTCTGAGAAGCTTTGGTTGTAGTTGCCGTGACATAACGAACGCACGGTATTGGTCAATCAAAGCACGCTCACTTGGAAAGTCAGCATAGAATTGGCCAACAATATCGCTGGACCAAAAAGCAGCGGATCCCTGTTCGCGATAAATCGTGATCAATTCACGACGCACATCCCTGTCCACCCCATTGATGTCCATTCGTATCAGCAACCGGTTTGGTACATCTGGTGGTGTATTGATACGACTCGCGATTTCTTGAAGTCGACCCGAAACTAGGTTTGAGCGACGCTTTAACAAGGCGAGCGCCATTCCTTTGCGCAGCTCATGAACCATAAGTTCTGAATTCGGAATACCTTTCCAATAGGTATCGACAACTAAAGCAGGTTTTGGCGCACCGATCCGAGCAGGCCCCGGATAAACGTTGAATCTGTAGTCCTGTCCGCGAAATTTGCAAGCTTCTTCGAAGTTCTCTCTTAGGGGAGTCCCATCAGGTGCTAACCGCTCTCGATTTGCCTCTCTAACCTGTTTCGCGTTTGGGAAGGCTCGTGGATTATCTTGCAATATCCGAAAATACCGCGCCATCACCGCAATTTCGCGTGAGGTATCTATTCCGGGTAGTTTTGCAATCTCAGAGTTCCAGTTGACCACAGATTTGCAATGTGAAACCCCGCGAACATAGAGTTTAGTTCCGTTCGGTACCATCGATGCATCTCGACGCGCCTCATGTTTTATGTCGTCATCATAAGGTGCTGCGGTATTGTTGTAGACAGAAAACCCTCGCTCTTTTCCGATGCTAGAACATATGTAGTTCATCTCTTGGCTGACGTTGCCCACACCTCTCACGCCGCCCCCGCCGGTGTCCATCGGAAATGCTTGGTGTTTTAGACGATGCAACCAACTTGGTGGATTCCCGACCATATTAAGGCGGGCACCATAGCATGAGAATGGCGCTGAAAAGGAAGATTTTCCGACGGTAACACCTCCGACTTTGGTTCGGCTGGTGCGCTCAATTTTTCCATTATGATAGGTCTCGTAGCGGACAGTTGCATAGTGAAGAATTCTATTGGGATCGTTCGGTAGGAGATCCTCATCTCGGCGCTCAACTATTACATTCTCAACAACCATTTCCTCATCTATCGCCAGTTGCAAAAGCTGTTTGTCGCTTTTTATCATTTCGAGAAACCGAACAAGCTCCGACTGGCCGATGGATAAAATTGGTTTCTCAAGGAATGCGTCAATAAATGTCAGCTCCTCACGGGAGTATTCGAACAGATCTCCGTCCTTGTAGGAATCATAGAGAGCTCGCAAGTCAGCCAAAACGTCCAGACTCAATTTCAAAAGAGACGCATCCGCACTGTTTCTAATCCATTCCTCGTTTTCGTTGGTCTGCGAAATTCTCCAGTCGGATGGATTAACTTTGATCCTCTCCAGCATCGTGAGATGCAGTTTTCCATTCGTTCTTAGCCCGTACTTGAAGTAAGGATCACTGTGTTTCGACAACCAATCAATTGCTTCTTCGTCTGCAGACAAAGAATTTGAGAACCCCTCTGCCCGCTCCAAAACGTCTTTGTCTGTATCACTCGCGTAAACCAAGAAATCATCGGGAAAGTGAAGTTTTCCCGGCTTAAAAATATAATCTCGCAACTCGTCATTGTAGGAGCGAAATAGGCGACCTCTATTCTGAAACTCTTCAAGGTCCTCTGCAACCCATGCCATTGAGTCCTGCAGCTGGGACATGATGACAAGAGCGGCTGCTTGAGCGGTCGAAACACTCTGAGAAAGACGCTCTACTTCTTTCAAAATGCTTCCCAATTCAGAAAAACCGACCAAGCGTCGCGCCTCAGGCGTCAATGCCAGATAAAATGTGAAATAGGGTTGCAAGATATGGTTGAGAGCGTCCGGGTTTGGCAGGTTCTCGAATTGTTGGGCGCTGAAATGAGGATAGTTTTCTTGATGTATTCTGGCAGCGATCTCGCGTGCGTCATCATAATAGCTGTCGTTCATCATATGATGAAAATCTGGTTCACGATGCTCGCGCATATAGTCCGATAGCTCTGTTATTGCAGGAATGTATGTCGGCAACTTTGCCATTTCTTGTGCGGGCAACCCCGGTCCCAATAGGGCGTCGTGTTGTATCAAGACCTCAATCGGCCGCACAAATGTTGGTCCGGAAAGCAAGTTGATCACGGAAACAACACGTTGCTTTTCGCGCTGAATTTCATCTAGAGCTGCCTGGGTTATCGTGCCGTCATTCAGTCTTTTGATGATGGTATTGTCTGGAGTCAGCCAGTAGCCTAGTACTTGACCGGCCTGCAGAATCCGCTCTTCCCTGACCCAACCCTCTTGTGCGCGAAACTCAACCGCATTTTGAATTCTTGAATTCTCAATCTCGTAAGTCAGATCGGTGCTTATCTGCAACAAAGTGCCTTCCAAATCACTCAAGGCCTGACGCACCAACAAAGTTTCAAAACGATTTGCATCAACGGCTCGTGCATTCCTCGCTACCGCCTGCATTATCGCCGTTTGACCTTGGAGCAGTGCATCGAGTTTACGATCCATGATCTCAGTACGCTCTAACAACACATCAAGCTTTGCGTCCACGACGTCCAAACGTTGATCTAGGTAGTCGACAACCATCTGTAGTTCGCTAGGCTGGTCGCTACTTGAAAACACGCTAATTAAAGTTATTGCCGCGGTTACGCCACTAGCATAGGCACCCATTCCGGCGGCACTAAAGAGAAGGCCGTTATCATTTGCTGCACTGATCGCACGCATGGATCTTACTAGCTCGTTGGCAGCATTGACTGCAGCAACTGCTTTGCCAAAATCCCTTGCTAGCTCGGGGTCTTTGGTCAGAACCGCGACGAGTTGAATCGTGGCCTGTGCAGCGTTAGAAAACGCAATAAATTCATCATGTTCACCGTTTATTGTTTTTAGGTCGGTCAGCAAGCGTGCCTTCCGTTGCGCTTCGTCGCCATCCCAATTCCGGTGCCTCCATGAGGAATGTTGTTCCTGCATCGCAACAGCCGAGCTTTTAGCGAAGACTCTAATTAACTCATTTTTTGTTTCCGGGTCTTCAAGGAACGCTTTAAAACCTTGCTTTAGGAATGTTTGGACTTGTTCATCTGTTAACTCTTTGCCCCCCCAGACCTGTCAGTCAGCTGCAAAAGAATAGAAGCCTCTAGTTTGCTGAGCTCGCGCCCGAACCTTTGTTCCAATGCTGCGATTCTTTGACCGTTTGCGTCGAGACGCTTGATAACAACTGCAGTCGCTGGGTCGTTTGCCGCTTCGGCCTCCACCTCCGCTCGGTTTCGCAAGTCAGTTGGTATATCTGCAGCAAAACCGGAATCTCGTAAGTCTTTAAGGTACGAAGCGACTGGACCACATTGTTGTGGATTGGTGACCACAAGATTGCCGCAAAGAGATTTCGTCATTTCATAGATTGCATCCGCAACCACCGCAACGTCCCGGCCACCGTATTTCTCAATGTGAGAAAGCTCACTTTGATGTTTTAGTTCGTATGCCGCAAGCGGTGTGAAATTGCTGGGTGTGTACTCATAACACAGTTTGGCGTCCAAACCGAAATTGCCGCTGGCAAACCCAGGAGCCTTTTTTGAGACTTCTCCGCCAAGTACACCGCAGCCCTTGGGCACGATCTGTCCATCACCCAAGACATAACTATGACCTGTCTGACGTTGAACCCTTCCTGACACAGCTAATAGCTGCCCGCTAAGTCTCATAAACTCGAGATCGAAACCGGCCTGTAGACCCATACCGGTTCCAAGTACCTTCTCAACGAGCGGATTTGTTGACAGCCCTCCACGCAGGCCACCACCAATAGTTAGTTTGCTGCGCCCACCCTGAAAATGAGTCGCAGAAGAAACCCGATTTTTGTGATCTATTAGAATATTGCTAATGCTCTGATCGGAAGGATCGCCGCTACGCAAGCGGTTTGCAAGCATATGAATAGCTATACTGTTGTCACTTCGTGTGGCCATCAACCGACTATGAAGGTCCCGGTACTCGAAGCTGTTGCGTTCAGAATCGTCAAGAGCGGTGGCCGTATTCGGCAGCACAATGGCGCAGAGAACTAGAACGGGGAAAGCACGCCCAAGGGAAGAATGAAGTCTAAACATAGAAATACCTTTCGAAATCAACCAACGATTGGGGGTCGAATCTATTTAGGGTAATCTGTCACGCCAAGTTCCCGCAAGCTTAGCGTGTAGTGTATATGGTTCTGTGTCGCCATGATGCGCTATCCCAAATCGTCGAAAACCATACCCTGACACGCGGATTCTGGGTGTCTTACGATGTCTGCATGAAACAGATGCTGACAACCAAATCACTTGACTCAATGCCTCCGGCGACCAGCAAACGGTACGAGGTGCGCGATCAGAAAGTAAACGGCCTGCATGTGCGTGTGTCGACCACAGGTGCCAAGGTGTTCTACACGTTGGTCCGCCCGAACGGTTCGCGCAGGCGCGTCAAAATCGGACCTTACCCTGTGGTCTCCCTTGCCGATGCCAGACGCAAGGCGATGGAAATCGCCCGTGATGTCGAGTTGGGCCTGTTCGACAAGCCCCCTAAGGTTTCCGAGACATCCGCCCCGACACTTGGCGAGATAATTCCTAAGTTCATTGAGCTTCATGCCAAGCCCAACACCAAGGATTGGAAACGCACCGAAAGCGTTCTGCACAAGTTCGACCGGTTGAAGGATCGCCCCATTGACCAGATCAAACGGCAGGATGTCAGCAAGGTGCTGGATGGCATCATCGCCAACGGCACTCCGACACGCGCCAATCGGGTGCTCTCAGCGATCAAAAAGCTCATGAACTGGTGCGTCATGCGTGGCGACATCGAAACATCGCCTGTGGCTCTCCTCAGACCGCCTACGCGCGAAATTCCTCGTGATCGCGTACTCAATGATGATGAAATTCGTGCGATATGGCGACACAGCGATGCTGAGGACTACCCATTCGGACCGTTCCTCAAATTGTTGATGATCACAGGGCAACGCCGAAGCGAGGTGTCTGGCATGCGTTGGTCTGAACTCAATCTTGATGAGGGAATTTGGGAGCTTCCAGCGAGCCGTGTGAAAAACGCGCGCCTGCATATCGTGCCTCTGCCTCCACAGGCCGTGGACATACTGCGATCCCTGCACAGGTTCCTCGACAGCGACTTCGTGTTCACGACGACTGGACGTTCAGCGATTTCTGGGTTCGGACGCCTAAAGGAACGCATTGAGGCGACGCTGCCCGAAAACACACCTGATTGGCGCTTCCACGATTTCAGGCGCACGGCCTCCACGGGTATGGCGAAGATCGGCGTTGCGCCTCATGTGATCGATGCTGTGACCAATCACAAATCAGGAGTCGTGTCCGGCGTCGGGGCCACCTACAATCGCTACACGTATTTCAACGAGAAGCGTGAGGCGCTTGAATTGTGGGCGAACGAATTGACGAAAACTGCGACGAAGCCTTTGGAGCCGAGTGTCGCGAAGAAGTCCGCGTAATTCTCGGACTCACCGATGATGATGACTTTGCCGAGTTTTGGATTGGGCTGCGCCGTGAATGCCTTACTGTGCGTCGCGGCATCGAAACATCTCCCAATGGTTTTCGCCTAGCGCCCTTTGACATTTCCTTGACGCAGCGCATCAAGTGGTTGCAGCGAAAAGTAATCAAACCGATTGAAGCTCTACAAGACGCCCTTGAACCAGAAAATATGGCGCACTTTAATCATTGGGAAGATTACGGAAACGCTGAGCAAATCGACACTGAGGCCATCCTTACTGTGCTTACCTCTTTGAAGGATCGCGCGACGAAGCTGGAGGCGACCCTGTCCGGTGAGATCGATGGCAAACCTGCAGGCAAAATTGCACATACCAATGAAATTCGCTTCTATGTTGTCCACGTTTGCCTTTGGGATCTCAAAAACCACTACCCGGAATTTCGCCTAACCCGCGGCCAATGGGACAAGGATCTAGGCCAAACTGTCGGTGTGATACCCGATTACGCTCGACGTGTTTTCCTTGAAACCACGGGCCAACATGAACAACTCGATGGCCAAATTCAGGAAGCCTTGAAATCACTTTGAAGATTGCAACTCAAAACGTTCTGAGACCTTCAGGACCTTCGCTCGCATTGTGATCCAACCTGATCCATCCTCCTTCTTGTCGGAGCGCTCCTTCGCAAACGCAACAATGCAGAAGGAAAATGACAATGGATATTTCGAACGGGCAAAAGGCCCTTGCTACGCGCGCTGATCTTAAGCGCCTTGGCATCATCGTAAGCAACAGTACGCTTTTGCGCTGGGAGGCCCGAGGGCGATTTCCACGCCGTGTGCGCCTAGCTGGCACCAGTGTCGCATGGCTGCTGAATGAGATCGAACAGTGGCTCGCTGAGCGCGCCGTTGAACGTGACACCTGGCACTATGCGGATGCGAGCTGATCATGACGAACCCTATTGCATTTGGCTTCTCCTATGAGGGCCTGAGAAAGCTCGGCATCCACTACGATTACGAAGATCTAGTCGATTTGGAAGAACGTGGGCGCTTCCCAAAGCAGGTCCAACCCCGTGTCTGGAACGCCAAGGAGGTTTTGGAATGGCTTTTGGTCAACATTGATCGCCTGCCTCCCAAGCTCGACTAGCCCAGAAAACTGAGATGGGGCGATTAGCGCCCCGTCCTCCCCGTACATTTCGAAAGGAAACAACATGCGAAATCGCGTGAACCATACCGCTCGTCCTCGCAAAGGGCATCCCCACGTCTTCAAGGATTATGACGATGACTGCGTCATCCACCAAAGCATGGTGGGATTCTTAACCGACATTTGGAGAGGAGCGCCCAGCGACAGTTGCTTTTTCCTCGCCTCGACTGATCCCGATGGCAAGAAATGGCGAGAACATGTTGTCCATGGCGACAACGTGATCCCCGGCCTGAACAGGTTCTTTCACCAGCACTCCCGGTGGGACTTCAACCTGTACTTCTGCCCCAACCCGTTTTTCAAAGACCGCAGGAAAAAGGAATTCGCACGCCCATCACGGCTCGGTTGGTGTGATATCGATGAAGCCGACCCTTATGCGTTTCGGCCAGAAGCCAGCCTTGTCTGGGAAACATCCCCGGGTCGATTTCAGGGGGCTTGGCTGTGGGACGGTTGGCACAGCCCCGAAGAAGCCGAAGGCTACTCCCGTTCCCTTGCTGACCGGCATGGTGGCGACAGTGGCTGGACGATCACCAAAATGCTTCGCATTCCCGGCTCTGTGAACCACAAGCCCCTGTATGACGAGCCTTTTGTCCGGTTGGTTCATCGCGACTGGAACAGGATCAGCGACCGTCCTCCGTTGCCGGAAATTGCCCGTGCGATAGCCTCTGGCGATTTCGTCAGTCCAGATGCACACGATCCGAAAGAGGTATTCGAGAAGTACCGGAAACGGCTTCACGCGAAAGCTCGGACGCTGATCCGTCATACCCGCGTGAAAGAAAAGGATCGCTCGTCCTGCATCAATCTGATCATTGCTTGCCTTCACGAAGTGGGTGCAACACCTGACGAGATCGGATGCATCCTTTGGCACAGCCCGTATTTCATCGAAAAGCACGGGTATCACCTTGACCGACTGGACGCCGAAGTAACGCGCGTGGTCTCGAAGCTGGAGGCCTCCCAATGAGTCGTAGGCAAGCAACGAAGTCGCGTGTCGCGCGGTTCCCCAAGAAGAGGACGGATCGGCCCAAAGCGTCCAACAAGTTGACAACGTTCACAGCGAGCGACCTACAGGCCATGGAATTCCCACCCCTCGAATTTGTAGTCGAGGGACTGATAACCGAAGGCCTGACTTTGTTGGCTGGCAAGCCCAAGATGGGCAAGTCATGGATGGCGTTGGATTTGGCGATGTCCGTCGCCATTGGCCGTGAGGCGCTTTGTGACAGAGCCTGCAAGAAGGGTGCTACGCTCTATTGCGCGCTTGAAGACAATCCAAGACGCCTGCGAAGGCGAATGATCCAAAACTACGGCGATCAGACCTCTTGGCCGGAGAACTTCCATTTTTCGATTCAACTCAAGAAGCTGGACGATGGGGGCCTCGATCAGCTTGAGGATTTCATCGAAGAGCATCGCCCGAGCTTGATCATCATCGATACGTTGGTCTGCGTTCGGCCAAAGGTGAAAGGCAAAAATGAGTACGAGGCCGATTATGCAGCCCTGTCACCTCTTCAGAAACTCGCAGGAAAGCATGGCATCTCGATCATCGTTATCCACCATCTTCGCAAGATGACTGGCGACGACCCCTTGGACATGGTGTCGGGAACCACAGGGCTAACGGGGGCTGTCGACAACGTTCTCGTCCTTGATCGTAAGAGCGATGGCGTCACCCTGTACGGGCGAGGTCGAGAGATGGAGAACATTGATCTGGCACTGGAACTCGACGATGGGCTTTGGCGAATTCTTGGCGACACTGATACCGTTAGGATTTCGAGCGAGCGCAGGGCGATTATCGAGGTCCTGCGAGATGCCGATGGTCCGAAGGGACCAAAGGAAATCGCTGACACGCTAGACTGGCCTCAAGACAACGTGCGCCAGTTGCTCAAGAGCATGGCGACCGATGGCGAGGTCAACAAGCTAAGTCGTGGCAAGTATGCATTGCCATGACATGCGCAAGCGCGATCACTTTGATCACGAAATCACTTCGGCAACCCTGATGTGATGATGTGATCGAAGTGATCAACCTTCAGCAAAAGCGCTAATCGGCTAGGAGCTGAAAATCTCGGCAGTATGTATGACACCCTGTCTGCCCATAAGGTGTGCGCGGCTAAAAAAAACACCTCCCCTCATCCCCCTGTGGTCACCTGTTACCTTCGCCCCCCGTGGGTTTGGCCAGATACGCCCGAGAGCGACATGCGGACTGTTGATCAGGCTGTTCGAGGTGCGGCGAAGCCAAATTTCTGTTTCTTTTCAATCACTCCGTAAACGGGCCGGTCTGCAACGGTGCTTTCGGGTGCTGTATGGGTGGGTTTACTCATTGGCTGGAGTCTCCGACGCATCAGTTTTGAACCCAACCCTTGCGATGGAAATGGCGCAGCACAATGCTGCGATTGAACAACGGGAAGCCGATCCACAAGCCGCTCAAGGTGAAGAAGGATAAGATTGCCCACCACCACATTCCTTTGAAGGCATAGTAGAATGGGCCGAACAGCAGGCACCACAGGCGATGCCAATTGCCGAGGACAACTTTCTCGTGACCGTTGAAGCTCCAAGTCGCGCGAATAACCATTGCGATCTCCTTTCACTGATTCCAGTCTCAACAGCGCAATAATATCGGGCAGTAGCCGTCGTCAGGGTAATTCCCAGAGAGAACTCCGTCTGCGCGGCGCACAGGGGCCAGCGTCAGGCTCAGTGTGGCGTCGGGTTGGGTATGTCACGAATGCCGGTCCCGCGTCCTACTGGCTCAATACAACGCGGCCACGCGCGCCTATCGCTGCATATGCCGGAGATTTCTTAGGGTTGTCCCTGACATGCCTGCTGACCTCGTCTTATCGATCTGCATTGGAAACTCAGGAGATCATCATGTCCGACATCATCACACTGAAAGCCCTGTGCGAAGAACTGAAGATTGACCCGCGCGAAGCTCGCGAACGCCTGCGCGCTGCCGTCAGTGATGCCAAGGCTAACCCTGAACTGGCGAAGGCACACAAGCCACGCACGCCGTGGCAATGGGTCAAGGGATCAACGGTTGAGAAAGAAGCACGAGGCGTAGTGTCCGACGCGAAATCAACTAAGAAAAGTTAGGCGCCAACGGGAATCCAATGCCTCGTCTTCCGTTCGAAAGCTAACTTTGCCTCCAAGCTTGGGTGCTTGCATTCGATGCTCTCGTTATAAATGTAGGTTGTGTCATCCCAAAACTGCGCTACCGCTTCAGTAAACTGGCGCAAGTGTTCTAGCGAAATATCCAAAAGACTGACCAAGGGTGGTTCACTACTTGTAGCCCCGAAACCGTCTGGCATTGATGGAGTGGGCTTCCACAGATTCGGGCAAAGCTGGTGTAGCCGGGTGGCCGAATTTCCGTCGCCGTGTCGGCATGCATTTCCGAGGTGTTGAAGTCTGTCTAGCAAGGCGAAACTTGGGAAACTATCCAATGTAAGGCCACGAAGGTCTCGAAAGATCCTTTGTAGCGCGTCCCAATTTGCCTTCTCTACTTTGTTTTTAAGGTTCTCAGTAGGACGAAGCTCTTTGGCACAACCTGTCAAATACGCCCTCAACTGGCGCTCCCAAATTGACTGAATAGACAGCGCAAACGCCAATTTCGTTTCTTGCAAAACATCTAAGGTATCCGACTGGATGAACATGTCTAATGGGTCGTCGCTCTCATTCAACTCAGCGACACGTTGTTCTAAGGTGTCAATTGACGGCGCGATCACATCATTAAAGTACGCCAGAATTGTTTTGTCGTGCATAGATGTCTGAACATCTGCATAGCAATTCGTCCATCTAAAGGGTGTCATCTTTTCAACCTCACTCGAAGCCGACGCGCTCGTTCTTTGAACGCGACTTCACCCCCTTCAAGGATGTCGCAAACCGATTTTCGGATTTCTGCGTTTTCTAGACCACCAGACAAGTAGGTTATTTCTGGCAACTCCCCTCTTGTATGGTTTTCAGCGCTTGCGATGATGATTTGGTCGGCGTCTGTATTGATCACCAGATTTGCGTTGTGGGTGACCATTATCACTTGTCGCTTTGCTTTCGCCGCGATGAACAAGTCGACCAATTCATCGTTGACCGACTTTGGGTCCAAGTTTTCTTCTGGCTGATCGATAATCAGAGGGCGTGTGTCAGCATCATCCAGCGCCAAGTAGAGTAGCAGAAGCACAATTCCGCGTGTGCCAGGCGACAACTTGCGAATATCGACGCCATCAAAATCAATGCCGTATTGAAGGCTGATATGATCCGTGGAATACAACCACTTGGCAAAACGCTTGAGCCAGTTGCGATACTCGATCTCATCCGATTTCGTAACGTTGGCATGCTCGAGCAAAGCAGACATGTGCTCGGCTCGAAAAGCTGCCATGGCCTTACCTACGGCATCTGCATCTCCAGTTTCCCAAGTGGCTTTGAGGTCATTGTTGACTTTCGACAGGAACGTGCCAGCGCCTTTGAATGGGGTATCCCTGCGTAGATCGATAAGGTACTTTTCTGCGAAGGCCGCCCACCTGTCGACGTCGACCGAACGGGATACTGTAAACGACATTTTTTTGAGGCTTCCGGTTGAACCGGACAGTCTATCAAGCAAGGGCTTATAGAGTTCTGTCAGAACGGCCTGTTCAGAGGTGACCGCGCTAAATACTCGAGCATAGGCTTTATCTCTTTCGGCCTGCAACTCTGTGATACGTGCACGGGCTCCTTTTGCGGCCTCAAGTTTTTCGTTCAAGATGGTAAGAGATGTAGTTTCTGCTGAAATCTTCGATGTGAGGGCGGAGAATTGCTTTTTAGTCACTTCATCGGCAGCAACCAACTTTTCAAGACGCGAGATTTCGGCTTGCAGGAGCGCTAAAGGTTGCTTGCTGAGCTCAGCATCTTCGGGGATTAGAGCGGTCTCCGAAGTCGCGGGCGCTGGCGGGGTGACACCCTTCCAAGAGCTTATAGATTTTTCGCAGTTCTCAAGAAGTTTGACGAGTTGGGCGTCGACATCACCTGTGTAGTCAATCCGAAACGCATCCCAATCACTATCTTTTATCTGACTAGCCTTTCGTCGCTCCTGAGTTGCTCGCAAAAGTTCCGGGGCCTTCGCTGTTCTTAGGTCCTTCACATCATCAGAAAGCCCCTCTAACGCTGACTTTTGCTGATTGAAATGCCGAAGGTAACCGCGAACTGTTTCGGCGGCCGTTGAGAGTGCATTCAAACGTGCCATTCGGGCTTCAGAACCCTTGACGACCAGCTTGCCACGATCTTCATTCAGTTGCTCAATGAGTTTGTTTTTGGCCTCAATATCTGCAGTTAATTTGGACACCATGCGAACTTGTTCGTACTCGGTACTAATCCGATCCGACAACGAAACGATTGTTTCTTCTTCGCGCTCTCTGGCGTGACGAAACCGAGCCGACTTCAGCTCAAGCAGTTCTCGAAAATCAAGCGCGCCCTCTCTATCTGTCAGGGTGTGGGCCTCGTAAATCACGCGTTCGATTTCGCGCAGGAGGCCGTCGGTCATCGTATCCGCCGAGCACAAGTCCTCTACAAACTGCTGAGAAAGATAACGCGCGCGCGGATTAACTACGTCTGGATGATCACGGCCATCAAGGTATCGTGTTGTCGGCTCGCCCGCACGCCATATCGCCTTCACGTTGGCGTCCCCCAATAGATCGTTTGCGCGGCTCAAGAAGGACGGGCTTGGCTTGGAACTGTAGCCGCCCTCAGAGGTTTGTGGCGTAGTATCGCAAACTGAGGCGACGATATCAGCCAGCGCAGTTTTACCAGAACCTCGAGCGCCGATTACGGCAACAAGCCCATGATTGAAGGCAATACGAGGCGTCTTCGCCCATGGTGCATTTACAAGTTCAATTTCGTCGATGAGCTGAGACGGTGTTCCAGAGCGTGGGGGTGCTTCACCAACAAATGCGCGCCCAGCCGGATCAATGCAGGCCTGCCGCAGGGCATCGAACTCTAGCCCTCCTTTGATCCAAGAAAAACGGTTTCCGTCTGGTTTCCCTACAGTCCTCGTTTCGTGGCTGTCGCTTCCATGCATGCACGGCTTCAGCCCCCCATAGCTTGACATGAGTTCCTCGGTGGAAGCGGCCCGAAGGCCCAGCCAAAACTCACGTTGTGCAACACTACTCGCAAAAATGACGTCAGCGAATTTCTCAATCTCTTGCCTTAGGGTCGCATCCGCAGCTTCCTTTACGCCAGAGGTCCCGTCGTCTTTGCTTCCGGCGACCGCCACAAGAATGTTTTCTTGAGCCCATTTTGACTTGTCAAACTCATCTCGAAGCTGGTCGAACCCGACTTTGAACTGAGTTGCACCATGCTCCAGAGCCAGCTCGTCAGTGGTTTTGGAGGGGTCTGTTAAACGTCCTAAACGGATTAGATCTTCCTTGGTACAGTTGAAGCTTTCGTCATGGGCACGAAACCGAAGGTTTCGAACAAACGCCTTCGCTTTCTCAAGATGGTCAGAGTCTTCAGGACTCACCATGAGGTGCATGTTCACCCACCCACCCTTGGTTGTGCCAATTCCAATGCGCAGCTCAACATTCAGAAAAATCAATTCTATTTCGCTCAGCCGTCCGCTTTGCTTTGCTTCTCGTACTTTCTCGTAGGTATGGGTCAGGTAGTAATCAGTGACACCCAATGCCTTGATTTTCGGTGACGCGTTTTCCAACGCAGTGAGATAATCCTCCCACGCATTTGGCCCCTTAAACTGATCGTTCATGATCGTTCCGGGAGCGTGAATATGTGGCTCCCACCTGCGCCACTCAGAACCCCTGTTTAACACTGTTTGGAATCCTATTTTGTTCAAGTTACTTCGCAATGCACCAACTGCCTTGGCCGCCAAAACAAGAGTCTTCGCCTGAAATTCGCTGAAATAAGTTGCGTTTTTAGCAAGTCACTAAGGCTCTGTCTCTTTGATACTAGAGGCAAGCTGGACGCGTTTCACTATCAAATGCCACCTAAAGGTGAGTTCTTTGACGTGGCAAAGCAAGCTTAGGCTCGCTAGCCCTTTCAGACGAGAGTTGCTCACAACTGACTACGGTTGGACCAATTGTCTACAAACGGCACCCATTCGGCCCCCAAGAGGATGAGAGCACGAATGACCAAGCGGAAACGCGCATGAATAATTGTTTGTTTTCATATAGTTAAATGGTGCCCGGGGGCGGAATCGAACCACCGACACGAGGATTTTCAATCCGGCACCAATGCTGCAAAATTAAATGGTTGTGGCAAACCGCAGTGTCAAACCCACTACGGGAAATCAAATGCTTACAAGGCATTTGTCAAACCCAAAACCGGCGCTGACGAAGCCAAAAACACCCGCTCCGCAATGTCGCGTTTTGCCAAAGATGGGCACAAGCGCGTCTGTCGCTGCCTTGGCTATGCGCTGACGCTCGCAACGCCCAAGGCTTGGGTAGATCTGTCGGTCATTCTCACCGTGCGCCTGAGCAAAGCAGAGCGTGCTGGCTTGGCCTATGCCGCCCTCATCAGCATGGATGCAGACGACGCGCATGACGTCGCCTCTCTGGCCCTGTTCGGCACGAGCCGTGGAGGGAGCCAGTGACACAGCGCTGCCTGGATCATCTGTTGTTCTACATGCCCCGGCTGTCGCGCACCGCCGGGAGCGCATGGGAACGCCAGTTTGCCGCCAACATGGCCCGCCGCGCCCGGTGGAAGAACTGGACCCCCACACAGAAGCAGTTGGAGGTCATGCAGGGCATGGTCGCCAGCCTCTTCGATGATGACCCTCAAGACGTGATCGAGATCGAGAAAGAAGGCCCCAGCGCCGCCTGATTGGCGCTGTCGATGCGTGGACGGTTCAGACGGTGGCACGCACCGAAACACTTGGCACACCACGGGGTGGGGACACAGGCCAAAGCGCAGCCCGAAAGGTCGAAGCGCGTCCCCCGGCGTCAATCCAAGCGCCGCAAGTAGCGACTGAGCCTCCGGCATGGATCGTCGGGACTGGAGGCGCCTGAAAGCGATGGGTCGGCTCCGTTGAGCAGGATCTTCACGCTGAAGGCTAGGGACCAGCTCGGCCAGCTTGGCCGGGGCTGGTCGCCCTATGCCTTCTGCTCCGGGTCTCACCATTGAGCAGTAGGGACTTGGTGCAACGTTAGAGAATATAGAGAGAGAGCAGCAATGAACGATAACTGGAAAAAACTGAGCGACATTATCAAGGCAATGCGGGACGGGCAGGGCGATGAATAAATGGCCCTACTGCACCAGCACATGGAAGCGACTGCGCCTTGTGAAGCTGGATGAAAGCCCGCTGTGCTTTGCCTGCCAGCAACGGGGCCAAGTGGTCGAAGCCACAACCGTCGATCACATCAAGCCCATCAGCCAAGGCGGTGATCCATTCCCCGAACTGTCCGGCCTCATGTCTCTGTGCGAACGCTGCCACAATGAGAAAACCTCCGGCTTTGATCGCACCAAAGGCAACGCAACCGGACGCCGCTTCAAAGGCTGTGACGCGAACGGCAACCCGATAGATCCTGCCGATGGGTGGTGGGGGCACTCTTAATCACGAGAACCGAACACCCCGAAACCGGTGGGGAAGTCACGTAAATACTTAATTAGGTTATAAAAAATGGGACAACGAGGCAAAGGCGCAAAACCAAAACTCGCGGTGATCGCGGACAACCCGCAAGGCAGCTTTGGCTTTGCCGCTAGCGAGGTTTCCCCACTCCGCACCGTCCTGCCATGGGAACGCCCCGGTCTGAGCCGCGTGGAGCGCGTCATCGCCTTTCTGGAGGATCTGCCGATCACGCAGGGGAGCCTCGCGGGAACCAAGCTCAAGGTGCGCGAGTGGCAGCGCGAATTCCTCGAAGCAATCTATGCGGAGGATGCAGACGGTCTGCGCCCGGTGCGCACGGCGGTTCTGTCCATGGCGCGCAAGAACGGCAAGACCCAGCTGGTGGCGGGTCTGGGACTGTGCCACCTTCTGGGGCCAGAGGCGGAGAGCCGGGGCGAGGTCTACGCCGCAGCGAACGATAAGGCGCAGGCGGGCAAGACCTTCTCGGAAATGGTCGCTATCCTCGATGAACACCCGGAACTGGACGCCCGCGTCAACGTGGTAAAGTTCAGCAAGCGCATCGAGGTTCTGTCCGGTCAGGGCAAAGGCTCGATCTTCCAAGCTCTCTCGGCCGACGCCAGCACTAAACAGGGCCTTTCCCCCAGCTTCACCATCTACGACGAGCTTGGCACCGCTCCCAAGCGAGATCTCTACGAGGCGCTGGACACTGCCATGGGCGCGCGTGCCAACCCGCTCCTGTGCGTCATCAGCACCCAAGCCGCCGATGACCACGCGGTCATGTCCGAGCTGGTGGACTACGGCCACAAGGTGAACTCTGGCGAGGTCGATGATCCCAGCTTTCATATGACGTTCTACGGGGCCGACGCCAATGATGATCCATGGATCGAGGAGACATGGCACAAGGCCAACCCCGCCCTTGGTGACTTCCGCTCTCTGGAGGATGTGAGACGGCAGGCAGGCCAAGCGCAGCGGATGCCCTCCAAAGAACAAGCCTTTCGCAACCTCATCCTAAACCAGCGTGTGGACGCGCACGTGCGTTTCCTCGCCAAAGCGGAATGGGACGCCAACGCGGGGGCGGTGGATTTCAAGGCGCTGGAGGGACGGCAGTGTTGGGGCGGGCTGGACCTGTCGCAATCCCGCGACCTGACCGCCTTTGTCCTGGTCTTTCCAGATGGGGCTGGTGGCTTTGATCTGCTGCCCAGGTTCTTCCTGCCTGAGCAGGGCATTCGCGAGAAATCCGAACAGGACCGGGTGCCGTATGACCTCTGGGCACGTCAGGGCTTTCTGACCCTCATTCCCGGCCCCGTGGTCGATCCGTCCTTTGTGGCCGAGGCGATTGCCGATGCCTGCCTGACCTATGATGTGCAGATGATCGCCTATGACCGTTGGCGCATCGAGGATCTGAAACGCGAGCTGGGCAAGATGGGGGCGGAACCGCCGCTGGAACCCTTCGGGCAGGGGTTCCGGGATATGGCCCCCGCCGTGGACAGGCTAGAGCGTGTGGTGGCCGAGGCTCGCCTGCGCCATGCGGCCAACCCGGTGCTGACCTATTGCGCGGCCAATGCGGTGGTAGAGATGGACCCGGCAGGCAACAGGAAGCTGGACAAGGGCAAATCAAGCGGGCGCATTGATGGGATTGTTGCGCTCGCTATGGCCTTGGCGGCTCTGGATCGTGAAGGAGAGGAGGATTTGCCTCTATGTTTAGTAGAGTTGCTATAGGCGGAATTTGAATCATGATCGCAACTGCCGAAAGGATAATGGCGATGATTGCTGTTATGGGCGTAAACCAAGACTGAAAGCGTTCATTCTTTCTCATCCGAGCGTCATGAAACTTCTTGTCCAGGTATTCAAATCCCTCCTCTGTGAGAACCCACTCGCCGAAATCCTCCAGCGCCTTCCAATAATCACTTCCATCAGCTCTCTGAGGAATGGCCACATTCAAACCTCTATTGCTGGCTAGAAAGCCTTCGGTTTTAATGATGTCAATCTGATCATAACAAAGAAATATGTCGTGCGTGTAGAATTGGCGAATATAGCGCCTCTCGTTGGGATCTTCTTCGCCCTTCAATTTCTCCTCGATTATACTGTCTAACTTTTTGATTTCCTTTTCTAAACTCGCAATAGCCCATCGCCTGCCAAATTTTGTTCGCCTAGCCACTCTTTTGATTTTTTGCCAACCTGACACCAATTCCACCACCATTTTCAGGAATAAATTCGATACCACCGATCTCTAGGGCGCATCGTAACTTTTGAAGTGCTTCTGAGGAAGCCGAGATTTGCGATGCCCCTTCAGCACGCTTAATAGTCGGTATCGAAACCCCTGCAGCCTCAGAGAGCTGCTTCTGCGTCCATCCTAGAAGCGCCCTAGCTGCGCTCAACTGGTTTCCTATCATTTTTCTCCTTGATCCCTAGGGATCATCCATGCATATTGATCCTTAAGGATCATAACACATTCGGAGAACCGAACAATGCCCAAAGAACGCGTTTGCGCGACCGGTGAAACTGTGTCCGCCGCCATAGACCCCGTTGTCCCCCTCTACCGCGACTGGTGCCGCGCCCGCCAAGACTGGCTCGCGGTCTCAGAAGAACCCGGCAATGAAGATTGGGACAGCGCCGAGAGTAGGGAGGCCGAGAGCCGTTGGCACACTGCATTCCGGGAAATGCTCAAACACACGCCCTGTTCCAATCAGGGGATCGCAGCCTTCGCTCACGTCCTGTGGGAGCAAGCCGGTCCCGGTTCCGCCGAGGACACCCCGGAGTTTGTAGAGGAATGCGCGTTGCCAGAGGCCATACTGATCGCCGGGATCTGGCGTGCAGCTGGCGGCACGGGATGTCGTCCAACTTCATAAGGGGCCAGAATTATCACTTGATGTTTTGCGTAGCTCGGCCTAAGAATGGTCACATGATAATTCTGGAGAACCGACATGAACATCTTTGAACAAGAGTTCCTGATGGCGCAGGTCGCGGAGTATAGCGGTCTCGACAAAGGGAAATTTCAACTCTGGACCAACCGGTATTCGATCACCGGCGGTGGTGAAGAGCCGCAAGGTGGTGGCAAGCGTGGCGTTGCACGCATCTTCAAGTTCAACCACATCATGGAATACGCGATTGCCAAGGAGTTCGTAGAGGCTGGCCTGTCACCGAAAACCGCTTTCAAGCATGGCGCAAAATTCGCCTATTTTGGCACGGTTGGCGAGTTGGGCGAGGCACCGCGTCTGCCCGCATTGCCTGCACATGATAGCCACGGGCAGACCTTGATCGGTGTCGGTGGCGACGAATGCTGGATTGGGTGCTGGAAGGACAGTGACGCCTCAGTGCTCGGTGAAATTTTCAGCTATCTCGGAGGGCAGAACGGCTCCGCCTCACACTGCACCATTATCAACGCATCCATTGTGTTCCGGCAGGTCTGCAAACGTATGGGGCTGCATGATTTAGAGGTTCTGAATGATCTGTATCAGGTCAACTAATACGGCCTTCGAGACTACGGCACACATGTCGAACGAAAACGGCCAACGCGGGAACTAGTTTGGCGACTCCCCCCGCGCTGGCCTACCACCCTAACTCCAAAGGAAGGAGCTAAGATGCCCTCTCTTAACCTGCGTGAACTGCAAGAGTCACGCGGCAATAAAATTGCCGAAATGAACACCATCCACGACAAGGCCGCGAAGGAGAACCGCGACCTGTCTGGCGAAGAGCGTAAACGCTTTGATGATCTGGACGCTGAGGTACGCAGCCTCAACAGCCGTTTGACCGATGCGCAGAAGCTCGCAGAGTTCGAGCGTATGGAAGCCCGCGGTGAAACCTTGCACCAGGACGCCGAGGCCCGTCGCTCTCTGGAAGGATACTCCGTGCGTAAGGCGCTGATGGAGGTTCGCTCCGGGCATCTGTCCGGTGTCGAGGCTGAATGGCATCAGGAATTGGCGAAAGACCGGGGCGAGGTCCGGGGCGTGATGGTCCCGACCGAGATCCTTTTGGGCGGTGAGACCCGCGCCCTGACCTCCGCTGGGACTGCTGGCAACCTGATCCAGACCGATCTTGCCACCATGACCGACCGTCGCCGCGCCGCGCTCAAGGTCGAAAGCATGGGCGCGACTGTACTGCGTGGCCTGACCGGCAACCTCGAACTGCCCCGCCTTGTAGGCTCTGGCGCGGCTGGTTGGGTGTCAGAGCATACCAACAGCAACCGCAGCGATGCCAACTTTGCCAAGAAGGACATGGGGCCGAAGACCGTCACGGCGGAATATGAACTTTCCCGCCGGATGTTGTTGCAATCCAATCAGGCGCTGGAGCCGATCCTGCGTGCCGATCTGGCCTATCTGCTGGCGCAGGCGTTGGACAGTGCCGGCATCAAAGGCGGTGGCGCAGACGAGCCGACTGGCATCCTTGCAGACGCCAATGTCCAGAAAGTCGAAGGCGGGGCGTTTAGCTCTGACATTGCCGCCGACCTGATCGCAGCGCTGGAGACCGACAACGTCACCGGCTCCACTGGCTTTCTGACCAACAAGACGGTGATGAACACCGCTCGCAAAATCAAAGACGCAGACGGGCGTAACATCCCGCTGTCTGAACTGTTCCACAATGAGCGCGTAGAAAGCTCAACGCAGGTGCCTGGCAACATCGGGGCCACCAATGACAAGAACGCCTTGATCTATGGCGAATGGGCGAGCCTCTATGTCGGCTACTGGTCTGGCGTGGATCTGATGGTTAACCCCTACCACAGCGACGTCGCCAGCAAGGGTGGCGCTATCCTGCATGCCTTCCTCGATGCGGATGTGGTGGTGCGCCACGCCGAGGGCTTCCGCTATGCGGAGATCGACTGATGGTCACTTTGGAAGAGTGCTATCAGCACCTGAATTTGAGGGTCGAAAAAAATGGCATAGGTGAGGGTGGCGTTGATGAAGGCGATAAGCGAGAACTGCAACGCTTCATTGATACGGCGTGTGACCACTTGAAATCAATTGGCGTCGATGTGACGCAAGAGCCTCTCCCGCCTGCAATCCATCACGCTATCCTCTTGCTTGTCGGGCATTTTCACAAAAACCGGCAGGCCACGACCCATGAACAAGTGCGGTTCACCCCAATTGGGGTGGATCGTCTTATCGCTCCATATAGGAGTGTTGTGCTGTGATTGAGAAACGGTTTCAAACCACACAACTGCACGCAAAAGGGCGGCGTCTGGAAGGCTATGCGGCTCTGTTTGGTACAGAGGCCCGTATTGGTGGCGGCATAGTCGAAACCATCGCCGCAGGAGCCTTTTCGCAAACTCTGGAAGAGCGGACCGACATTCTGGCGCTGGTAGACCACGACCCGCACCGCGTTCTGGCGCGCACCCGCTCCGGCTCGCTGCGTCTGTCTGAGGACACGCGCGGTCTCACCTTCGACTTGGATGTTCCGGACACGCAAGCGGGCCGGGATGTGCTGACCCTTGCCGAGCGTGGCGATCTGGGCGGGATGTCTTTCGGCTTTGAAGCCATTGATGAGCATGTAGACGGGGCGCGGCGTGAGCTGCGCGCCGTGGATCTGTTCGAAATCAGCATTGTTGCAGCCTTCCCCGCTTATGAGGGCACGGTGATCAATGCCCGCTCTCAATTCGCTGGGTATCCGGTGCGGGACGCCGCCGCCCGCCGCCTGCGCATTCTGGAGTTGCTGAAATGAGCATTCTTTCCCGCATTCTGGGGCGTGAGCAGCGCGAAACTGTAGCCACCTCTGACCCAAGCCTTGCTGAGTTTCTGGGCCAGCGCGTGAATGGGGCAGGTTTTGTAGATCCGGCGCGCGCCTCTGGCTTGGCCGTGGCGCAAGCCTGTATTTCTGTGATTAGCCAGAACCTCGCCGCCATGCCGATGAACGTCTACGCGCGCAGCGGCAACGGTGGGCGCGAGCGGGCGACCAGCCACCCGCTCTATGGTGTCTTGCACGACCAGTTTAACGCTCAGATGACCGCATTCGAAGGCCGCGAGTTTTTGCTGGTCTCTTTGCTCACCAATGGCAACGCCTATGCCCGGATCGACACAAACGCTCGCGGCCAAGTGGTTGCCCTTCACCCGCTGCACCCGTCGCTGGTAACGGTTGAACGCCTGCAAAATGGTCGCCTGCGCTATCGTGTGAGCGATGCCAAGGGTTTGTCCCGCGCCCATCTGCAAGACGAGATCTTGCACCTTCGTTACCGCCTTGGCTCTGATGGGGTCATGGGCGTTTCTCCTATTCAGCTGGCGCGTGAGACATTCTCTCTGGCGCTGACCCAGCAAGAGCAGGCCACACGGCAGGCGAGCCGCGCATTTCGTGCAGAAGGGGCGCTAGTGTTTCCCCAGTCTATCGGCGGCGACAAGAAAGCCGATGCTTTGGAGATCCTGCGCGATCGCGTTGAGGGACAAGTAGACACCTCTGGGATTTTGGTTCTGGACGGTGGCGTGGATTGGAAAAGCCTCTCGATCACGGCTAAGGATGCCGAGTTTTTAGACAGCCGCAAACTGTCCAACATGGACGTCGCCCGCACCTTCAGCGTGCCGCCGACTGTCGTCGGTATCACCGACAACGCCACCTATTCGAACGTGGATGGGGAGAGCCGTGCGCTTGTCGTGCGCTGTCTTGCACCCATGGCCCGCCGGGTTGAGCAAGCCATGAATATGGCTCTGCTGACCGCAGAGGGGCGCAAACGCTACTTTGTGGAGCATGATCTGGCGGGGCTTATGCGTGGCGATTTGAAGGCCCGTTATGAGGCGTACCGTATCGGCCGGGAATGGGGCTGGCTCAGCCCGAACGACATTCGCGCATGGGAAAACCTCAAGGGCATCGAAGGCGGTCAAGAATACCTGTCGCCGCTCAATATGACCGTCTTAGGCAAACGTGAGGACCGTGAAGATGGGTAATGCAAACCTCAATATCAGCGTCATCGACAAGCGGATGCTCAAGCAGTCTGAGGCGGCGGATTACACCGGACTGCCTATCAAGCATTTCAAGACCACGTGCCCGGTCCAGCCATTGGAAATTCGCCCTGGCACCAATCTCTGGGACAAGCGCGATTTGGACAAGTGGATTGATGCAATGAAGGAAGGGACAGAACTGGCAACGCATGATGCCATTCTGGACAGGTTGTAAGAATGCGGGTTCGAGTAAAAGGCTTCAAAATCTTCGAGGATCGGCACGGGAAACCGCGTTGCTACCACCGCAAGACCAGCCACAAGATTGACTTGGTAAAAGCCCCGCTTGGTTCGGCAGAGTTCTTTGCGGAATGCACCCGCATCACCGCTCTTTCCGAGGCTATGAAGGCTCAAGCCCCTAAGCCGGGAACGCTTGGTGGGCTGGTCAGTGCCTATTTTCAGACCGAGCATTTTGGCAATCTCGCGGATGCCACGAAACGAGATTATCGCAAGTGTGCAGACTTCCTGCACCCGATCCGTGATACGCCTGTTCCCTCGATCACAACCCCTCTTGTCGCCGGTATTCATGACAAGGCAGCGGGCAAAATCGGGTGGCGTCGCGCCAATATGGTGCGCACATTCCTGAGCCAAGTGTTCCGGTATGCTGTTCCGAAAGGGTTGATTGACAAGGATTTTGCTGCGGGGGTCATTCCGAAGCCGCGCCCGAAAGATCGCCCGTATGCCAACCGCCCATGGTCTGTGGCGGAACGGGCCGCTGTGCTGGATCGTGCTGCGCCTCATGTCCGGGTGGCTGTTGCTCTCATCATGAACACGGGCTTGGACCCATCTGATGCTCTCAAGCTGACCCGGAACCAGATCGAGGGCGATACGATTTGGGGTGTTCGTGGAAAGACAGCGCATGAAGTTGCAATTCCAATCGGCCCGACGCTGAAGGCGGCTCTGGACGCAGCGCCCGCACATGATGCGGTCACGATTCTTGCCACGTCCACCGGCAGGCCGTGGACCTACAATGGCTTTTCGACTGTTTGGCACCGCTTCAAGAAGAAGCTGGAAGCCGAGGGCGTTGTGGAACCCGGCCTGACCCTCAAGGGGCTGCGGCACACCGTGGCGACGACGCTGCGCGAGGCTGGTCTGGAAGAACGCCAGATTGCCGACCTTCTGGGGCAGAAAACCCCGTCCATGGCTAGGCACTACTCAAGATCCGCGAACCTCGCAGATCGTAACCGGATCACGATGGAAACGCTGGAGCAAGAAAACGAACGGCGATCAAAAGCTGTCAAACCATTCACGAAAAACGTCAAACCATGA